GATGGCGAGCCCTATTTCGATATACAGGAAGATCACATCCCAGAAGACTCCATGCTCAAGGCAGCCACGGACTTCATGTCCAACTCACGTGCTGCGCGAGAGATGCACCAGGAGGATTCGGGCGAGGTGCTATTCGCCTTCCCGCTCACCGAAGACGTGGCCAAGGCTCTGAACATCGAGACCAAGCAGACCGGGCTCCTGATCGGGATGCGTCCTGGCAAGGATGCTCTGGCCAAGTTCAAGGACGGCACTTACACCGGATTCTCCATCGGTGGTGCATATGTCCGTAACGAGGAGGCCGACTGATGGCTAGGAAGATCATGAAGGAGTTTAGGCTCGACGAGATCTCCATTGTCGACCGACCGGCCCAGGAACATGCCAAGATTACTATCGCTAAACGGGCCCTCACCAAGGCCATAGCAATCACTTCCCCGTCTGACGGTCACGCCCACCTAATCACCACCCGGGACGAGCGATCCGGGATCACCAGTTATGTGGCCGGTCATTCTCATGATTGGCTACTCGACGATAGCGGCAATATCGTATTGGCCGAGGCCGAGGGGCACACCCACGGTGTCGGCGTGATGGTTAAGTCCCTGACCGAGGAGCAGCTTGCCGTCCTCGAAGGGGCACAGTGGGAGCAGGCAAGCAAGACCGCCGGCACGGCCGGCGATTCTGGAGGACGCATGACGGACCAGAACAAGAAGGCCGCCGAGGAGCTGGCGGCTGCCCAGGAGGAGCTGAAGGTCCTCAAGGCGGAGCTGGCTGAAGCTAAGCAGCTCGCCGAGCTGACCGATGCCGAGAAGGAGTTCCTGAAGGGCCTGGACGACAAGGCAAAGTTCCTGGCCCTCGATGCCAAGGAGCGCGAGGCCGAGCTGGCCAAGGCCGAGGACGCGGACCCCGTGGTCTACACGACCGAGGACGGTCTGGAGATCAGAAAGTCCGCCGGTGACGTGGTGCTCGCCTTGGCCAAGAAGGCTGACCAGGAGCTCAAGGCCCGGCAGGAGCTGGAGAAGAAGGCCGCCGACGCCGATTTGGCGAAGCGAGCCTCCGAGCTGAAGCTTCCTGGCGGCGAGGACGCTAAGAAGGCTCTGCTCAAGGCCCTGGACAGTCTGAGTGGGGACGAGCAGAAGGCGGCCCTGGAGCTGCTGAGCGTCAACACCGAGCGACTCGAGCAGGCCACCAAGCAGCTGGGCACCAAAAAGAGCGATTCCGACTCCGATCCCGTCGAGGCCATCGCCGAGAAGCTCCGCAAGGAGGACCCCAAGCTGACCCAGGAGCAGGCATACGCCAAGGCTCTGCAGACCCCCGAAGGTCTCGCGGCCTTCAACAAGATGAGGAGCGTGTAACATGGCGAGAGCCGAATGTGTCAAGACTGTTTCCGTGGTCGCTGGCGCGGCCGTGGACATTTACCGTTTCGTGCAGCTCCAGGCCGATGGGAAGTTCGACAAGGTCGGGACTGCCCAGGCTCGCATGGATGGCGTGGCCGCCCAGGAAGCCGATGCTGACGGTGACGTCATCGCCATGGCCCTGCCGCAGGGCATCATGAAGGTCGAGGCCGGTGCTGCAGTCTCTGTGGGCGATGTGATCGCCTCTGACAATGCCGGCCGGGCCATCACTTCGGTGGATGCTGGCGGTAACTTCGCCTGTGGTGTGGCCCTGACGGCTGCTACTGCCGCCGGCGAGATCATCGAGGTCCTCATGACCGGTGTCTACGAGCGCGACGCCTAAAGGAGATCTAGACTATGCCTATTATCCAACCCGGTGCCGGCGATGTCCATGTCGACAAGCCCCTCACCAACATCGCGATCGCCTATGCTCAGATGCCCGACCAGTTCGTGGCCGACAGAGTGTTTCCGATCGTCCCCGTCGCAAAGCAGAGCGACAAGTATTTCACCATCGATCCGGGCCATTGGTTCCGCGATGAGATGAAGAAGCGAGCTCCTGGCGCTGAGAGCGCCGAGCGCACCCACGAGGTCGGCAACTCGTCCTACTCCTGTGACGTCTGGGCTCTCCACGAGAACCTGGCCGATCAGGTGCGGGCGAATTATGACAGCCCTCTCCAGCCTGAGCGGGAGATCACCGAGGGCCTGTCGCAGGCCGGCATGATCCGTAAGGAGCGTGCATGGGCGGCAGCCTACTTCACCTCTGGCCTGTGGACCGGCGACCAGACCGGTGTGGACAGTGCTGCGCCGGCCGCTAACCAGTTCGGCCGATGGGACCGGGCGGACTCGACGCCGATCGAGGACATCCGTGAGGGTCGTCGGAACGTGAAGGGCCGAACCGGCTACTTCCCGAACAAACTCGTGCTGGGTCGCGAGGTCTACGATGCCCTGGTCGACCACCCCGACATCGTCGGTCGTCTCGACCGTGGCCAGTCTACCGGGCCGGCCATCGTGCTGCGCCAGAACCTGGCCGCTCTCTTCGAGCTGGACGAGGTGCTCGTGATGGATGCCGTCTACAATTCGGCGACCGAGGGTGCAGACGACAGCATCGACTTCATCGGTGGCAAGTCCGCCCTGCTCGTCTACGCGGCCCCGTCCCCCGGCCTCTACGTGCCCTCCGCCGGCTACACGTTTTCGTGGACCGGCCTCCTGGGTGCAGGGGCTCTGGGCATGCGGATGAAGCGCATGCGGATCGAGACCCGCGAGGCGGACCGGCTGGAGATCCAGATGGCCTTCGACCAGAAGCTGGTCGCAGCCGATCTCGGCCAGTTCTTCATCACCGCCGTCAACTAGACCGCTGACCCTGCCTCGGGAGACCGGGGCAGGGTGGTTTTTCCAGGGAGGATCGTATGGGCGGACACGCCAAAGACATCATGCCGGCGGCGCACGCCGAAGCGGCCACAATCAGCGACAGCTCGGATGACAACTTCTCGAGAGAGGCTGAGGCCATCTACGTCGGCAACCAAGGCGGGGATGTGGCTGTGGTGCTGCCTGGTGGCTCGGCTGTAACGTTTACGAGTGTGCCGGCTGGGACGATTCTTCCGGTGCGGTGCATCCGGATCAATTCAACGAACACCACGGCAGATGACGTGGTGGCCCTGATGACGAGAGCGAGGGAATAGATGTTTAAGAATAGACAGCGAGGCCGAAGTCCCTTACTGCGCGACGGGTCCGGCTTCCCGACTCCGGGGACCGGTATCGGCCTGGACACCCAACTTCTGACTCCGCAGAAAATCACGCTGAAGCTGGATGGTGCTGAGCTAGCCGTCGATGCGGATGACGACTACGGCAGCCTCCTGCTCATGACGTGGCAGGACCGCAACCTCCACATCCTGGGCCTGGAGTCTGACCTGACTCTGGTCAAGGGCGGTGTTACGAACGGCATCACGGCTGCCAAGGACCTGGACGTCGGCATGGGCAGCGCACCTGCCAGCAATACCACCCTGGCCACGACCATGATCGACTACATGGAGAAGCAGGACCTGGATGACAATGCCCTGTCCGTGGATCTGAATGTCCACGTGCTCGGCCAGACGACGGCCACCTTCCCCAAGCAGCTGGCCGATGCGAGCGACAATAAGCTCTACCTCAACGCGGCTGTTGTGGGCGGGATCACCGCCAGCGACACCCTGACCGTGTCCGGATACGTGGACATCTACTTTATCGACCTCGGGAACCGGACGAGCTAATCATGAGCAAATTACGCCACTGGAAGCAGCGGTGGTGCCACAAGGCCCCGTTGGTGTTTCTCAAGAAGCTCAAGATCGGGGATGGGCATGTGATGCCCGGCGACTGGGTCACGGACCAGCATCGCAGGGACCTCGGCCTCCATCGCCTACGCAGGTGGTGGGAGGCCGGTGTCATCGCGCGGGCTGATCAGGAGTTGCCTCGTCATCTCAAGGAACATCCAACGGTGACCGCCGTTGGTGGGGGCTGGTACGAAGTGCTTCTCGTCCCTGGTCAGCAGCCCAAGAAGGTGCACGGCAAGAAGGCCCTGGAAGAGGTGCTTAAGGGGTGAGTCACCTGTCACAGTCCAACCTGGCGTTGAACAGGTTTTCTCTCCTGGGGGAGAAGGTGTTCGCGCCCGGTGACCTGGCTAACCTGGCGGCCTGGTATGATCCGACCCAATCGGACTACCGGACTGTTGATGGCACGGATCTTCAGGAACTGGACAACGCAGTGGACCCGGCCAACAACGGCGAGCTGGACGACGACGTGACAGGATCGTCGTCTCCCCAGTGGGGAACGACATCTCCTACCGGATTGCCTCTCTTCGAGGTCGAAAGTTCGACTGACCGCTGTTTGGCCGGCCGGCAGCTGGCCTATTCCGGATATCGGGTAGGCAGTGACCCCTTCCGCTTCTTCATCGTGTTCTCGACTGAGGACTCGGCCAACGTCAGTTTGTTCCAGAATGGGGCGCAAGATGCCGCCGGTGGTGGATTTAACGTGCGGTTCAATGCCGGTGGGGCGAATGAGGTCCGCTGGATGATCCAGGACAGCACCAACACCGACACCTACACGGACACCGTGGCCGGAGCCTTCGATGGCGACCTACACGTGCTGATGCTGGGACGCAAGGCCGGAACGCCGAACGTCCTGCGGGTCCGGCTGGATTTGACGGTGTTCGATAGCACAAACATGACGGCAGGCTTTGGTGCGGCGGAGAACGACGGCAGCATTAATGCGGCTGCTGGGTATTTCTTCCTGGGCGCTGCTGCGGCTGCCCCAGCATCCGGCCAGAAGTATATGGACGGGTTTATTGGTGAGGTGTTGCTCTACAAAAATGACCTCTCAGATGGTGAAGAAGTGCAGGTCATGAACTACCTCATGAATCGTTGGGGCGTGGCATGAGGTTGTTGTCCAATATTAACCTGGCATTGTCCAGATCTGGAGTGATTGATATGGGAGTCTACAAGGTAATCTCGGATGACCGCACACTCTACATCGCCTCCGACGGTGACGACACCACCGGGGACGGCAGTAGCGGGGGTCCATGGAAGACACTGGAAAAGGTCTTTGATTACCTAAGTGATTATCGGATCCTGGACGGGGTCACGGTTACCGTGTCGGTGGCGGCCGGCACATATACCTCCGTTCCGAGTGTGAGCATCAGGCACCTGGACGCCAACAAGATTGAGATTATCGGTAGCTCGGCCTCGTCTGCGGCCCATGCGATCACCGGGGCGGACAATGGAACCAAGACCGTCGAGGTGGCCGGAGACGAGACCGCCACCTTCCCGGCCGGATCAGTCGTCTCCATCATGGGGAGCACCGACAACGACCGCACCTACACCGTCGACTCCGTATCCCATGCGGGCGGGACCACGACCGTCACTTTGGACCAGGCGCCCCAGAGCAGCACGGCAGACGGCACCCTGCGGAATCACCCGGCCTCGATGACCCATATCTTCGAGATGGACGCGGATGCCGAGATCGAGGTCTACGGCACGATCCTGGCAGAACTATCTGGGATCTGCATTGTGGGCGATTCTGGCTCCCCCGCCCGAGGCCTGTTTGTGACACAGGGCGGCCGCATCGAGTCCAGCGAGGGGCTGGTAGTCCGGGACTGCACCACAGGTATCGAGGTGGCGTTTGGATCGTCCTTGGCGGCCACCATACCGGTGGTGCATGGGTGCAGTGGGACTGGCGTCTACTGCCATGACCTGTCCGCCGGCACCTTTACCAACGGAGCGCTATCCTGCCACAACGGAACCAATGGATTCCTGGTCAACACCCTCTCGTCCCTCACCATTGGTGATAGCGGGGCGGACGACACCCAAACTAGGGGTGTGGCCAGTAGCAATACCAGCACCGGATTCTACGTCGTGGCGGGCAGCTATGTGGGCGCTGACTACTGCCAGGCCGTTGGCAACGGTGTTTTTGGGATCTATTCCCGGAATGACTCTCTTATCGAGTGCTCCAATGCCCTGGCAAAGGATAACACCTCGATTGGTATCTATGCCCATGTGGGATCCACTATTCGGTGCAGCAGTGCTAAGGCCACCTACAACGGTGATGGTGGGGTGAAAGCCTATCTTTCTTCCTTTATTGATTTTAGCTCAGGCCAGTCCACTTACAATACCGATTACGGTATTTATGCCCAGGACGGGTCGGTTGTCTCGGCCGGTTCAGCCACGAGCACCAATACCGGCTCGCACATTCTCTTCGCAGCTGGATCGAGTTCTTCGAACACCACAAACTATTCGCCTGCTGTGGACACGGTCGGCAACGCGAACAGCTACATTGACACCTGAGGAAGCCATGAAAATCGCGGTACAAGACGGTAGAGTGATCGCAACCCACGGCGACGAGCAGGCAGTCGAGGACCTCTATCCTGGTGCGGAGGTGTTCTTTTACGAGGGGCACATCTGCCCCGGCGACTCGGACCCGAGGCCTGGGCTCAGCGGGAAGGAGACCCTGAGGTTGCTGCGAGCTCAGCGGGACCACCTGCTCCGGGAGAGTGACTGGACTCAGCTTATGGATTCCCCGCTTTCGACCAGACGAAGGGATCAGTGGAAGGTCTACCGGCAGAGTCTGCGGGATCTGCCTGGGACGGTGGGCGGCAAGAAGCTTCACGAGGTGGTGTGGCCCAGGAGGCCGGCGTGACCAGGAACATTAGGGTCGTCATCAACTCGCTGGACAAATACATCAATTTGGTCCTGCGTGCCTTGGTGCTGGACATTACGGCGAACCTGCAGCGGGCCCCGAGCGAGGGTGGCACTCCTGTGGATACCGGGTGGGCCAGAGCCAACTGGATCCCCCAGATCGGACAGCCGGCTGCTGGCACTGCCGGATCCCCCGAGAACGTCAGTGCTGCTGCGAGCGAATCCGGGAAGGCTGCTGTAGCTGCTGGTTACAGCTATCTGAACGGTCCTGCTCACATTACCAATAATGTGCCCTATATCGTCCGGCTCAATGAGGGCAGCAGCAAGCAGGCTCCGTCCGGCTTCGTGCAGCGGGCCATCATCAAGGCAATTACCGTCGATCTGCCCAAGAAGGTGGTGCGCTGATGGTCACCATTACCGAAGCGCGGGAATTGATTTACGAGGAATTCCTCGGCAGCTATGCTGCTATTCCGTCGGCCAGGATCACTGCGGATAACGAGCAATTCGACCCTCCGGCTGGGCTGTCATGGGGACGATTCTCTGTTCGGCACACTGGCCGCAGCCAGGAGTCCTTGGGTGGAGTGGGTCGGAGGAAGTTCACCAGCCGTGGCTCGGCGTTCTTCCAGATTTTCTCCCCTCAGGACCAGGGCCTGGCCACAGTGGACGGTCTGGCCCAGGCAGCCAGAGAGGTCCTGGAGGGAATCAGTCTGTCCGGTAATGACATCCGCTTCACCGATTGTGACGTGCGCGAGCTCGGACCCGACCAAGATGGCTGGTTCGGGATGACCGTCGAGGCATCGTTCGAGTACACAGAAACCAAGTAAGGAGACTACTCTATGGCACGTGTGAATGTTAACAACTTCGGTCTCCGCTATGTCATCGAGAGCTCTCTCGGGACGGCCCCGACGTCGGGTTGGCGGAGCCTGGAGCCCAACAGTGTGGGCGCCTATGGTGCCTCAATTACCACCGTGGCTCGCCGGCCGATCTCTCAGGATCGTGGCCGGAAGAAGGGCACGGCCACCAATCTCGAGTCCAGCGTCGAGTTCGATGCCGATCTCACGATGGACGCCTTTACGGATTTCGCCGAGGGCTTCGTCTTCGCGGAGTTCGCCAACAAGGAGTTTGATTTGAAGGAGGGTGGGGAACCGCCCAGTGCCGAGGCTGCTACCGACATCTTCAACGTGGCCAGTGTCAGCACTCTCCTGGCCGGCAAGTTCCAGGATCCGTCGACGGGCAGTTACACTCTGCTTTACGCCAAGGGATACAGCAACGCTGCGAACAACGGGCTGCACGAGGTAGACTCTGCCGTGAGTGCATCGGATACCGAAATCGAAGTGTCCAGCTCCCTGGTCGACGAGGACCCTGGGTCCACGAGCAACGCTAGCCTCCAGATCGCGGGCATTCGGGTGGCTGCTAGTGATCTGGCCTTCACGAAGACTGGCTCCACGGCGACCATCGTTAGCTCGGCCGACATCACCGACTGGTCCGCCTTGGGTCTATTCCCCGGGCAGTATATTCACGTCGGATCTGACGATGGCTCCGGTAGTCGGCAGAACATGTTCGACGACGGCTCTGGTGGCGACGTTTACGGCTATGCACGCATCACCAGCATCGACGGAGCCACGCTGAACCTGGACAAGCTGGACGAAAACCTGAGCACGACCGATGCGGCCAACGCGACGGCGGTGGACATTATGTTCGGCCGGTTCCTCCGCAACGTGCCGGTCACCGCCGACTCCGACGATAACGAGTTCCTGGAGCGCACCTACCAGTTCGAGGGTGAGTATCCCGACCTGGGCGGGGCAGGCACGGATGAGTATGAATATGCCGTGGGCAACTATGCGAGCGAGCTCTCGCTCAATTTGCCGCTGACTGACAAGGCCACCGCGATGTGGTCCTTCGTCGGCACCAACACCGAGGATATCACGTCTTCGCGCAAGACCGGTCCGGCCGATGCTGTCGCTCCGCTGCGGACGACGGCTGTCAACACGTCCGCCGACATCGCCAGCCTGACCACTGACGTGATCAGCTCGGCCAGCGACGTCTGCTTCAAGAGCCTGACCCTCACGCTGAACAACAACGTGAGTCCGGAGAACTGCCTCGGGACCTACGGAGCCAGTTTCGTGAACTCTGGCCTGTTCGAGGTGGGTCTGGAGGGCCAGATGCTGTTCACCAACAAGGCCATTGTGAACGCAATCAAGAACAACACGACGGTGACCTTCGCCGCGATCATGAAGAATGACGACGGCGCAGTCGCGATCGACATCCCCTCGCTCACTCTGGGTGGGGGCGCCAGAGAGTTCCCCCAGGACCAGTCCGTCCTGGTGAACGTTACCGGAGAAGCCTTCAACGATCCGAGCGGGACAATTCCCGACGTGTCGCTGGGCATCTCCCTGTTTCCGTCAGTGCCTACTGACAGATCCTAAAGGAGGAACGCCACCATGTTCGACCATCTGAAAGAGTTCGCGCCGGATGGGACTGCCTGGCTGCCCATGCCCGAGCTGGGGCGGAAGGCTCGCCTTCAGCTCCGTCCGGCCACCGAGGCCAATCGACCCTACTACAACGCCATGCTCAAAATGGCCGGCAAGCGAGTCCGGACCCTCATCCGGGGCCGGGTGTCCCCTGAGGACCTCGCGCAGAATCGTGATGAAGATCGTCGCCTCTATCCGAAATATGTCCTCGTCGGGTGGGAGCACGTGGAAACCAGGGAGGACCGAGAGAGGGGTTGGGACGAGAAGGAGTTCGTCGAGTTTTCGGCCAAAGGTGCGGCTGAGCTCTGTGAGAAGCTGCCTGACCACCTGTTCGACCGTATTCGCAACTTCGCGGCCACACCTGAGGAGTTCTACCCGGAGGACGAGTTGCCGCCGGATCCGGAGGACCTGTCGGGAAACTGAGGAAGCGTCTCCACTGGGAACTGCGCTTTGCTCGTGACGGCTGGGCGATTGAGTCCGGCCAGTATGAGAAATCGGCTGGCCAGCTGCCCGAGTGGTATCTGGACGAGCCAGCGCGAGTGCGTGGAGACGAATTCTGGATGCGGGCATTCTGGGAGCTGAGCTCCTGCCGGTATTTCGGATCCGGTGCGATTGGCCCCATCCCGTGGAATCGAGTCTGTGAGTATGCAGAGAAGAAGGGACTGGACGGATCATTGATCGCGGTATTTGAGGTGGTTATGCGAGAGCTTGATGAGGAATATCTCAGATACCAACGAGATGAGCAGCGGCAGAGACTGGACAAGTAGATGGTCAACTTCAGAATCGATGTGATTGTTGATCCCTCCCGTGCGAAGACGGGAGCTCAGACTGTTGAGAAGCAGCTGACGAAGGTCCAGAATCGCGCTGACCAGCTCCGCAAGACCCTTGTCCGTGCCATCGGGGTCCTCGGTGGCACGGCCCTTATTTTCCAGTCGGTCCGGTCTCTGGCCACCTTTGAAGAGTCTCTGGCCACTCTGCGGGCCATCACCGGGGCCACTGCCGATGAGTTCGCTGCTCTGCGAGAGGAGGCCTCTCGACTTGGTCTAGAGACTAGATTTACCTCTTCCCAGGCTGCGGATGCTCTGGTCAATCTGAGTCGGGCTGGTTTTTCGGTGGAGGAGGCCCTGGCCGCAGTGAGTGATACCCTGAACATTGCTGTGGCCGGGAATCTGGACCTGGCCCAGGCAGCCGATATCACGGCCAGTGCCTTGCGGGGCTTTCGGGTTGAGGCTGACGATGCTAGCAGGGTAACCGACGTTCTGACTCTGGCCGCCAACTCGGCCAATACCACTCTCAACCAGTTGGGTGAGGGTATCAAGTTCGTGGCTCCGGTGGCCGCTGGTCTCGGCCAGTCTCTCGAGCTGGCCACTGCTGCGTTGGGCGTCCTGTCCGATGCGGGTCTGAAGGCTGCCATGTCTGGCACTGGTTTGCGTCGTGTCATGGCGGAACTGGAATCCCCCACCAGTGCGAGTCGGAAAATCCTGAAGGCTCTGGGGGTCACGGCTGATGAGGTTCAAGTGTCCTCCGTAGGTCTGATATCGGCACTCGAGCAGCTGTCTGATGCTGGTATTACCACTGGAGAGTCTCTCCAGCTGTTTGGTCAGAGGGGTGGCCCAGCTTTTGAGGTGTTGGTGAACAACATCCCCAGGATTAAGGAGTTGAACGAGCAGCTTGAGAATTCACAGGGCGTCGCAAAGAAGACGGCCGATGAGATCGACAAGAGCCTCTTGGGCAGCCTCCGCCGTATCCGTAGTGCTTTTGAGGGTGTCATTATCTCGGCTGGCGAAGCTGGTGGCACATCAGCACTGACTACCACGTTTGAGGGAGTGGCCGAGAGCTTGCGCTTCCTGGCTCGCGAGATCGATGTGGTGGGCAGCACCCTGGTTCAGTTGTTTGGTCTCATCGCGGCCCAAAAGATCTTGGCTCTGGGATCAAATGCTCTGGTGGCGGCCAAGAACATCGGCACGCTGTCAGTGTCCATGCGGGCCCTGAGCACCACAGTGCTCAGCGCCAACGCCACTCTCGCAGCTGCAGCCGTTACTTTCGCAGGTGTCAACAAGATTCTGAAGTTCCAGAAGGGCATCCTCGACGACATCGATCAGTCGTTTAAGAATTTG